CACGCCTTTCTATCATTTAGAATTAAGGCACCTATCTTTGTTGCAAGACAATTAGTTAAACATCAAGTAGGGTTAAGTTGGAACGAAGTGAGTAGAAGATATGTAGATGATAAACCAGAATTCTATATACCTTTTATGTGGAGAAAGAGACCACCTGAAAGTATTAAACAAGGTTCAAGTGAAGAAGAGATTGAATTTGATATTATGGAGTTAATAGATACGTGTAAAGGAACTTATAACTATATGTTAGAGGAAGGTATTGCACCTGAAATGGCACGTATGGTATTGCCTCAATGTATGATGACCGAGTGGATATGGTCAGGTAGTGTATATGCATTTAGTAGAGTTTGTAATCAAAGGAATAAGAGTAATGCTCAAGCAGAAACGAGAATGGTCACCTATCCACTATCAAAGCATATAAAAGACCACTTCCCTATTTGCTACAAGTATTTGATAGAATAGTATGGCATATGGAGGATTTGACGTATACAAGATATATCTAGGTGTTAAGTTGCATTTTACAACAGACACCTATGACTATCATAAATATACAGGTAAAGTAAATGCAACATTGGATTCATTTACTAAAAGAAAAGATAGATACTTCTTCTATAAGTTATCTACAAAATATAGTCCAAGTGAAGTGCTTGATTTTTTTGTAAGTAATTTTATTGACGATAGTAAGAAATGGATTGGTAACTTATTAAATGACGATGGACACAAAACCTACCTCAATTACAGAAAATATTTTGAGTCTTTTGACTATAGTTTACGAAACAGTATTAATAATATTGTTTATGACTTTAGCAGGAGGGGTATTTCTTTTGATGATGGTTTCAGCGTGGTTAATGGGCAACATCCTAGAATGCTACGCTTACTTATTCAAAGGAGAGTTAACTACCCAACCGCCATCATACTTGATTCAGTCCTTGATTTCATTAAAGACTGGGATAAACAAATTACGGAAAAGGTTGTGTGGACTGATATGTCCAGAAAACTCAAAAAAATGAAACCATTTATATCATTTAATAAGACTAAAGCTAAATTAGTAATGAAGGAGATTATAACAAGTGAACTCAAATCTTAACAAGAAAATAAATGGTACGTGGACAGTACAAGAAATATTAGAAGCAGTAGAGGTAATATTAAATGGACGATAGAAGTTATGAAGTCATAGACAATTTTTTAAATCCAAAAGTTTTTGAACATATGAAGAAAACGATAATGGGTACCTACTTTCCTTGGTTTCATTATGATACAATAGTGAGAGAAGGTGAAGATAAAAAAGATTTGACATTTTATTCAATGCATATGTTATATGATAATGACAGACCAACATTTGCTAATTCTTTTGAGATAATGGATCCAGTCTTGGGTGAGTTAATGAAACTTGATGACCCTAGATTTCGTATGAATACTTTAATAAGAGTAAAAATTAATAACTATCCTAATCAAGGTACATTTAGAGAACACACTATGCATACAGATTGGCCGAGTAAGGGTGGTTTAAATCGTAAGGCGTGTTTGTTTAGTATAAACACTTGCGATGGATACACAGGATTTGAAGATGGTACTAAAGTTGATAGTGTTGCCAATAGAGCATTGATTTTTGATCCAAGTAATAACCATTGTAGTACAAATACAACAAACGATACAAGGAGAGTTAATATAAACTTTAACTATTTTTAATGGAAAATATAGTAGTAGATAATTTTTTAGACAAAAAAGATTTTGATGGCATACAAACAAAGGTAATGGGTAGATACTTTCCTTGGTTCTATTATGATACAATAGTAAAAGAATCTGAAAGAGGTCAAATAGGTAATCAATTTTTTAATATGCATATGTTATATGATAATGATAGACCAACATTTAATACATCTTTTGAACTAATGGATCCAATTTTGAGTAGATTATTTGAACGTAATGATGATTATAAGTTGAGAACTTTAGTAAGAGTAAAAATAAATTCATATCCCAATCAAAATAAATTTATTGAACATAGTATGCACCAAGATTTTCCACCTAGTAAACTACCATATAAGACGTGTCTTTTTTGTTTAAACACTTGCGATGGATATACAAAACTTTCAGATGGTACTAAAGTTGATAGTGTTGCAAATAGAGCAATCTTTTTTGATCCAACTTTTGACCATTGTAGTACAAACACAACAGACCAACCAAGAAGAGTTAATATAAACTTTAACTATTTTTAATATGATAATGACAGATAAAGACGCTGAAGACCATTACAAAATGATAAAAGAATTGCAAGATGAAAAGAAATCTGCTAGAGTATTCTGTATTGGTAATGGTGAGAGTAGAATAGGTATAGATTTATTAAAGTATAAAGAATTTGGTAAGATATATGGTTGCAATGCCATTTATAGAGATTATCCAAACTTATGTGATGTGTTAACTGGAGTAGACCACGGCATAGTCCACGAAATGTACCACGCAGGTATGGCACAAAAGATACCTTGTTATTTTAGAAATTGGACTAAAGTGCCTGCTCAATCATATGACGCAGTTATGGAAAGTGGTGTACCTAAAGAAGATTTAGAACTAGCAAAGAAACTTGGTGGTGTAATTAGTAATGAACGTGGCGATAGTAAAGAATATGTTTTACACGGTGCTAACTTAAAAGGTGTAGTGAGTATATTAAAAAAAGATGGTGCAGTTACTAAACAAAATGTTCTTAATTCAACAATCAAAGTCAGTTGGATAAAAGAACCAGATTACTCACACTCAATAGACGATATAAGCGACCCTAGAGACCACGGTTGGGCGTGTGGACCTTCTTCTGGATTGGTTGCAATTAAGAGAGAGAATCCTTGTGAAGTGTATATAATAGGACACGATTTATATAGCCATAATGATAAGATTAATAACATATACAAGAGTACCAAGCATTATACAGCAAAAGATAATAGTCCAACACCAGCTATCAACTGGATTAACCAATGGAAGATGTTAGCGAATTGGTATCCAAAGATACATTTTTATAAAGTCAATAGATATAATGATGGTAGAGATAAGGTAAATGGACCTATTGAAGAATGGAAGAATACACCAAATATTAAATACATAGATTATACCACACTTGACTCTATGCTCTAATTATGTTATATTAGACATAATGAGTGTATAAATAATAACGAAGGCGATTATATAGCCTACACAAATACAACGAATATGTTAATACAAGGAGAAAATACATATGGATTTTGAAACATTAAAATCATCATCAAGTAACTTTGATAAGATTACAAAGGCACTTGAAAAGAACCTCGGTCCCGAGGATCAAGCAAACAAAAACAAGTATCAAGACGACAGACTTTGGAAACCAGAGTTAGATAAAACTGGTAACGGCTATGCTGTTATTAGATTTTTACCTGCGTCTAACAACGAAGAAATGCCTTGGCAAAGAGTATGGTCACACGCATTTCAAGACAAAGGCGGTTGGTACATTGAAAATTCATTAACAACTTTAAATACTAAAGATCCAGTTAGTGAAGATAATACAAGACTATGGAATACAGGTGTTGATAGTGATAAGGATATTGCTCGTAAGAGAAAAAGAAAATTATCATACTATTCTAACATCTATATTGTTAGTGATCCAAAACATCCCGAAAATGAAGGCAAAGTTTTCTTATACAAATTTGGTAAAAAGATATTTGATAAGATATCAGAAGCAATGCAACCTCAATTTGCGGATGAAAAGGCAATCAACCCATTTGATTTTTGGAAAGGTGCAAACTTTAAACTAAAAATTAGAAAAGTTGATGGTTATTGGAACTACGACAAATCTGAATTTGAAGGTGTTACGCCAGTAGCAACAGAAGATACTGCTATCAAAGCAATATGGGCGAAACAATACCCTTTGAAACCTTTTGTAGACCCTAGTAATTTTAAATCTTATGAGGAACTCAAAGAGAAACTGAATAGGATAATTATGGGTACACGAAGCACCGAAACTGTTGAAACAGTTGACCTCCCACAACAGGTCAATGGCAAGGTGAAAAGTACTAACGTTGTGAACTCTAAACCTGCTAGTGAGGAAGACGATACGTTGTCTTATTTTAGTAAATTGGCAGACGAAGAGTAAACCTTTCTCTCTCAAAAAACGTTAAAACTTAAAGGGCACCTAGTAATAGGTGCCCTTTTTCATTATAAATAGTAGTATGGCAAATATATTTGGACCACTAAAAGATAGACAAGCAGGCGTACTAAAGTCAGCATCCTGGTACAGGAATGCAGTACAAAGTATAGCTAATAGAGCAACTGCTACTGGTCTTATGAGAAGTGGAAAACTGAATAGTAGACCTAGTGCAGGTCGTTTAAATATGTTCTTTTATGATCCTAAAACTAAAAAGAAACTACCATATTATGATACATTTCCATTAATTTTGCCAGTAGATACATTTAGAGGTGGTTTTGTAGGGTTAAATTTTCACTACTTACCATACATAATGAGATTTAGATTATTACAAGAGATACAAAGATATGCTAGTAATACGCAATTTGATAGAACAACAAAGATAATGGCAACATATTCTACACTTAAAAATATACCTATGATTAGACCAACGATTAAGAAATATTTGTGGCGACACGTAAGGTCAAACTTTTTAAGAGTAGACGCAGACGAAATGGCAATTGCAGTATATTTACCAGTACAACAATTTAAAAAGGCACCAGCTAGTAAAGTATGGGCAGACAGTAGGAGAGCAATCTGATAAGAAATGGCAAAGAGAACATTATGGAGAGTATTGATAGTTAAGGTTAGAATGTGGTATGCTGACATTAGAGGACACCACGGACATAAATGGAACTACGAACCTTCCGAACATTATATGGGAAGACATAAAAGGAAATAGATATGGCAATATTTAGAGCAGGGAAACGTATCGGCAATATGGACATACGTATTGGCTTACCTAGAGATAGGTCATTAGATAACGTTGAAGGCGATAAAAGAATAACAGAACAAAGACCTGGTCTTAATCAAAGGACATCTATTGGAAGATTTATGTCTGAAATTAATAGAGGTGAAGGTATTGCTAGAGGTAACAGATTTTTAGTTAGAGTATTTCCACCAAGGGATGTTGTTAATCAACAAGTAGGTGAACGAGCTAGGGATGTAGTTACTGTAGAGAAAGACAGTCTTCTTAATAATGATGAAATGAGAAGAAATATAGAATTAATGTGTACGTCTGTAGTATTGCCATATAGAAATGTATTAAGTACAAATTTTGTAACTTATGGTCCAGGTAGAAAAATGCCTTATGGATATAATTATGGAGCAGCTGTTCAATGTATGTTTATGGGAGATAAGTTTTTAAGACAAAGAGCTTTCTTTGAAACTTGGCAAGGTAAAATGCATAGTCTTGAATCACACCATTTATCATACTATGATAGCTATGTAGGTACTGTAGAGATTTATCAGTTAGGACAATATAGAGAAACAGACAAAGAACATCCTGATGATAATTACAGAATAACTTATGGTGTAAGATTGCACGAAGTATATCCAGACCAAATAGGTGAGATACAATATCAAGCATTAACAGATGATCCAATGCCTTTAGATATACCAGTAACACTTGCATTTAGAACTTGGGAGAATATAACACTAGACTCAATAAATGGTGTTGATTTTGGAAAATTTATTCCAGATATGCCTAACATTAAACCTGCTAAAAACTATGGAATATTTGGTGGAATATTATCAAAAATGCCACCAGAAATTAAAAGAGCAGGTAAACAAGTTATTGAGAAAATTAGAAGAGATATACCAATTGGTAAGCGTACAGGAGGCAGGGTGTACCCACCATTTGTTATTAATAAATAATAAAAAAAGGAGTTAATTATGGCATTGCCTATATTAGAAACAGCGACATATGAATTGACATTACCATCTAAAGATGTAACAGTTAAATTCAGACCGTTCCTTGTAAAAGAGGAGAAGATATTACTACAGGCATTAGAGTCAGGTAGTAATAAAGAAATGACTGAAGCATTGAAACAAATAGTACATACGTGTACATTTGGAAAAGTAAATATTAATACACTACCTATATTTGATGTAGAGTATATATTTTTACAGATAAGGTCAAAATCAGTTGGTGAGATAGCAAAACTTAAATTGTTATGTCCAGATGATAAGAAAACTTATGCGGAAGTAGAAGTAGATTTGTCTAAAGTGGAAGTACACGTAGATGAAGACCATACCAATAACATTGTGGTTGATGAGAAGAGAAAAATAGGGTTGGTTATGAGTTATCCTACTATAAATTCAGTTGATCCAGAAAACGTTGGTAAAAAGAGTATGAAAACTAAGCAGATGTTTGAAATACTTGCAAATACAGTATACCAAGTCTATGAAGGAGATAAAATACAATCTGCTAGTGATTATACTAAAGATGAACTAAACAAATTTTTAGAGAGTTTGGACAGTAAGGCATTCAAGAAAATCAATGAATTCTTTGATACTATGCCTAAACTTAAGCAAGAGGTAGAGATAGAGAATCCGAAGACGAAAGTTAAGAGCAAACTTACGTTGGCTGGATTACAGGATTTTTTCGTATCGCCCTCTCTCACGAAAGTTTAGAAAATTACTACCAAGTGAATTTTGCATTAATGCAACATCATAAATATTCATTGACCGAATTAGAAAATATGATGCCTTGGGAGAGGGAAATATATGTGACTTTATTATCTAATTGGATCAAAGAAGAGAACGATAGAATTAGATTAAAACAAGCAGGTCAAAAATAGAGGAAGGTTATGGCAGACGATTTAATAAAAGTAAAAAAGACTACTGAAGAATATGAAGTAGCAAAGAGTGATTTGATACCTAGTGAAGGCGAAGACGCCGCTACTTGGTATAATAAGACAGCAGGTCTATTAGACAAGTTTAGAGTCATACCTAGATTAGTAATGTTAGCATACATCTATGCTTTCTATAAATCAGTAACTTGGTTTATGACATTACCTGATCCAACCAATTCACAAGCAATGTACATATCAACTATAGTTGGTGCTGGTGCCGCTTTCTTTGGGTTGTATGTTGGTAAACCAGGTGCGAAGTTACCTAAAAAGAAATAAGGATATTTATGGCAAAAAACGAAATTAGAGTATCAGACCAAACAGCGGTAAGTATGCCTATGAAGAACTTAATCGCTATAATCGGTGCCGTTGCTGTCGGCGTGTGGGCATATTTTGGTGTGATTGAGCGATTGAACAAATTGGAGACCAATACAACATTATTAGAAAAAGATTTAAACCAAGCAAGTGAAAGACTTTCTGGTGATATAGAGAAGAACAACGAATTTAGAATTAAATGGCCGAG